AGTTCGGCAATCGTCTTCGTGAAGGTCGCGATCCCCCCAGACGAAATACCGAACTGACCGCCAAGCGCCGCGATGCGCGTGAGTTGTTCGGTCGTCTGCGGCATCTCGCGCGCCGTCGACCGGATGAAGCGCTCCAGTTCTCCGTAGAATTTCGAGGAGGCTTGGACCGAGCCCCCGACCTCTCCGACGGTCTTCTTGACCTTCGCGAACCCCGTCTCGAAGTCCGCGGCCGCCTTGAGCGTCGCTGTGCCGAACGCGACGATCGGCAGCGTGACACTAGTGGTCAGTGAGCTACCGATCTCCTTGGCCTGGTCGCCGATCTTTTTGAGATCTGTGGCGAACTTCTTCGTCGCGTCTGACGCCTTCTTACTCCCGGCTTCGAACTGCCCAGAATCCAGGGTCAGTAGGATCCGGAGAATGCCGATGATGCCTGCGCTAGCCATTGCGTATCACCGTCTTTGGGTCCAAGGGCGCGAACTTCCCACCGAACCTCATCGCGATGATCTGCCACATCGCGATCTGCTCCGCCGGATGCTGCGCCTTCCGTGATGCCGCGGCGCCCTTGATCAAGTACTGCTTGAGCGGTTTGAGCCCGTTCTTCACTTTCGCGTTGTGCGAGAAGACTGCGGTGTTGTAGGCGATCGCAACATCGCGATCGTGGTCACGTTCCCACCGCTCTTTGGCGACGACAAACTCCCGCACGATCTCGCGGACCGTGAAGTCGTAGAACTGGTCTCGGCTCAGCCCTGCTTCGCGCGCGCGGAGGTAGAACGACCGCCACGAGAACGGCTCTTGGGCTGAGCCTTTCGAGGGCCCAGGGCGGCGACGTCGTCCTTGTCAGGCGTCGTGGCCTTCTGCGCGGCCTTGACGAGGGCGAACAAGCCATCCGGGCCGCCAGCCTCGTCGACGAGTTCGCTTACCCGATCGAGTGTGACGTCAGGGTGATACTTCTGCAGCCCCGCCCAGAAGAAGATCAGGAAATGCCGGACACTGCCGGCCACCACCCGCTCCCACAATTGGTCCCACGTGACTTCGCGTGTCGAGGTCGAGGCTTGTTGTTCGGCGGCCAGCATCGCGGCCGTGTTGAAGATGAAGACGTAAGGAGTCCCGCTGATCGTCAGCGGGAACTCCCCCTTGGATGTGTTGGCCATGGTGTCGCGTCCAGCCTTACGGGAGCTGACCACGGTAATCGGCCACCGGCTGGATCTCGAACGTCGCCTCGAGCAGCGAGTCGTTGTTGATCATCGGCGGGTCGAACGACATCACCTTGCCGCTGAAGGGCCAGGTGAAGGGCAGGCTGTTGATGATGAGCAACGCCTGGAAGTTCGTGGTGGCCTGGCTGATCTGCAGACCCAGCAAGCCCGGGCCCGTGAAGCCATCGGTGAGGCCGGCGCTGCTGTGCGACCCGTGGTTCGGATCCCAGTTCACGCGCAACGAGATGGCATCGTAGTCGGCGAGGCCAGTCGTGTACTCGTGTGCCCGGTTCAAGGAACGCAGATGCGTACGCTTGATCTTCTCGGCCGTGAGCTTGCCGAGCTTGATCTCCACGACGCCCTTCACCGCGACGAAGGTTTCGGGCGAGCCGTCGTTCTGCCCCACGAGCAGTTGACTGCCATACCCGATGTCGGTGTCATTGGCGTAGAAAGTGTTGGTGACGTCAGCCATGTGGACGGTTCTCCCTTTAGATCGATCCTCTGCGCGTTGCGAAAAACGCCGCAAAAGACGACAGGCCGCTCTACTGCCACGCGCGTGTGCGTGAACAGCGGAGCGGCCTGCGTCCTCCACGGCCTCTGTTGACAGGTCTCCACGCGCCGGCCAGGCGCGTCTTCGGGTGCCCCCTAGACCTATCCTCGAGTTGCGTTACCTCATGCGTGCCTCCACCAGACCCAGTAGTCCCGCGAGATCGTCGACTGACGGACTTCGTCTGGCTCGTACCGCTCCATCTTGTTCGCTGGAAAGATAGCAGTGATCTGGATAGAAGGCGAGCCCGTAGAGAGGCCCTGCCCTCCGGCCAGGCCAGTGCCGTCCCCTGGCCCCTCGACGAGGTTGGCCAACACCTCGGCGTCATGGTCAGGGTCACCCGAGTCCGACTCCCCAGACGTGCAGTCGACCTGCACGCGTGAACGACGCAGGGTGTTGATACCACGCAGGTGAGCATCCCGAAGCTCGCTTACTGCGTCGACACGAATTGCTGGCAGTTTTGGTCGCATCGGTAGGCGCGCCTTGTAGATGCGCGTGCCCACGATGTCCGTCACGGCCGCAATGGCCTCGATTCGCTCGATGATGGCCTCTTCGACCGTCATAGCGTGCCTCCGCCGCCTGGACCAGTCTGCACTGGCGAGAAGGGCGCTTGGCCGATCCCGAGGCCCTCGCCGAGTCCGCCGCCACTGGTCCTGGACGATCCCACGAGGCCCAGGCGCAGGAAGTGTTGGCGCATGAAGCTCGTCACTGCGCCAATCGCCGCTTGCGCCGCGGTGTCGAGCGCCGGACGCATGAACGGCTGCTTCCCGTGGTATTGGGTGCCCCACTCCTGGAACGTGCCGTAGAAGGCGGTGCCGCGCTCGGGCCCCACCGCGATCGTCGGCGCCTTCGACTCTTCCCTGGATGGACGCACGATGATGTGGTCGCGCAGGTGGCGACGCGATTTGGGGTCGACTGGCGCGAACTTGGACGCGGCGTCTTGAATCTTCGCCCCGCCGGCATAGAGCGCCTGGAACTGTAGGTTACGTGACAACCGCGCCGGCATCGTCTCGAGCACACGCGCCAGTCCCTGGCCGCCTTCGACGCGCCACATCAACGGGGCCGCCACTAGGCACCTCCGTCTGCGATGGCGATCAACTCGATCCCCTCACGATGCCCGATGAGGTCCGCGGCGACGATGTTGTAGGGCCGGCCCAGGTACACGAGACGGCGCGTCTTCGCGACGTTCACCGTGAGCGGATCCATGTCGGCGCGATATCCCATTTCCCAGATCGTCTGCGGCTGCGCTACCACCTGGTGGGCAATGAACTTCTCGCCGTAGTCGGCACGGATAGGGTCGATCGCCATACGCGACATCCAGACGCGAGCAATGAACGGGACCCACCGCTCGATGGGCGCCCGGCTCGCGCCACGTTCTTCAACAAGTTGCTGGATCGCGACCATGCAGCCGCGCTCCCCGGCCTCCATGGGAATCGCTGAGCCGTTGGTGCGTACGCGTCTCGCCATGACCTAGTAGCCGTAGACCTTGTAGGCGGCCCAGAAGCGTCGGGCTTGGCGCATCGCGCCCGACTGGGAAATGTGCACCGACTCCGAGCGCTGCTTGTGCATCTCCGAGATCGCAATCAGGCGGCCTTGCTGGATCTCGTAGGGAATCGCCGGTGGCGTGCCTGGGTACCCGGTGTGAAACCGCACACGCACCGACCCGCCGGCGCCGGACCCTGACGGCCAGGACGATCCAGACAAGGGGCGCAACTGGGCGCGTGTGGCCGTCGGACCACTCGGATGATCGACGCGAAACTGCAACGGACTCCCGGAGAGCACCTGGTCTACGCCGCTCTCATCTTCGTAGGTGATCGACTGCACATCGATCAGCGGCGGCCGCGGCAACTCAATCACGCCACTCGGTGGGAACACGTCCAACACCAACGTCCACCACTGCGGCAAGAACGACCGCCCCGTCGCCCGCTCGGCCTCCTCGAGCGACACCTTACGCAGGTGATCGACATACGCCGCTTCGGCTTCGGGATGCGCCGACCTGAGATGATGCTCCAGGATGAAGTCGACCGACAGCGGATCGTCGTCGTAGTCGGGGCCGTCTCCGAACGCCTGCTGCAGGTGCCAGCGCACACCCTCATCCCACGGGACGTTGGTACTGAAGCTCATTTGTAGTGCTCCCGAATCCACCCGTAGTTGCGTTGCGCGATCGGACTCCAAGGATCCATGGCGCCGTGAAACACGACTAGCTTCGTGCCTGACGGCAGGCCTGCATTATACCCCCTGGGCTGGACATCGTTACGGAACGACACGATGCCATCGGCGCGCGCCCATTTCGCTTCCTTCGGGCCCAGGCAGTGGCTGATCCAGCCCTGGTCTGAACCGAAGTGCCCGGCCGAACGCGATACCCGGGGAGACAGACGCGGATCAAAGTCCGTCCAGACTCGAGGGCGCGCCCCAGCGTTCATCAAGATCATGGAGCCGTTGTAGTATGTCCGAGGGTTCGTGTCTCCCCAGATCACGAAATCCTCAGGGCGCTGCCACAGCCCCTGCAGATCGCCGGTGATCACGACGTCCAGGTCGATGGAGACGAACCGTGGTCCGAAGACCTCGCCGATCTCCGGATGGAACGCGCGCAGGCGCCGGTAGCAACTGGGATGCTTGCCGCCGGCTGGACTGGGGACGTTGGCGTAGTCGTTCCATGCCGGTACGACCTCAATGTCCGGGCTCAGGCCGGCTGCGTCGTCCGTCACGCAGAGGAACCGGTGCGGGTAGGTGTAGTGGCGCGCCACCATCCGCCGCAGCGTGTTGACCGTCTCCGCGGTGAAGACGGAGCGGTACCCTGGCGTGTGCCACTTCCAGGTCACGACACTGAGCGTCATACCTGCTGGACCCATGGGAAGGTGAGGCGCTTCGGGCGCCAACCGGATTCGGACTCGCGCTTCACGCGGCGCCGGGTCAACTCACGGTCGTTCTCGGGATCATTCTTGCGCGTCAGGCCGACCGTCGACGCGTCGTGGATGATCTCGCGTGGGTATCGGATCATGACCTCGGTGCGCATCACGACGGCGCGCGCCGACTTAGTGATCCGATCACGGAACTCGCCGTCCGTGCCGTAGCACCCTGACAGCCGCTCGTCGTATCCGCCGACACGATCGAACATGTCCCTCGTCATGAGCCACGTGTTGGGATGCGGCTTGTAGGGGGCGCAGTCTCGCAACGCGAACGGGCCAGGCGCTGGTGCGTCAACGCGTGCCAAGCGATAGACGTTCGCTGGACTGAGATCGGCCTCCATCACGGCGCGCGCCGTCTCCACTGGCATCACGTGGTCGATGTCGGTCAGCAGCACCCAGTCCGTGGTCGCCACGGAGACCCCAAGGTTGCGACCGAACAGCCAGTTCCACCGGACGTCGACGCCTGTCCGGAACAGCCTGAACGATGCGATGCCCGCCTGTTCCACGGCCGGCAGCGCTGGACGCGTAGGCGAGCAGTCGTCGACCACGACGGCATGGAAGGCTGACTTGATGTCGTCCGGGTACGCACGCCACGTGCGCTGCTGTTCACGCAGCATTCCCGGGTTCTCGTAGTAGGCACAAATGAAGGTCAAGTCACGCATCACGCCACCCAGAAGAATGACGGCAACTTGTCGCCTGTGAGAACGAAGACCGTCTCGATCCGCTGCTCTCGAACGAACTGATCGACCGCGGCCTTCACTTCGATGAAGGCGGTCGACTTGGCCTGGTCCACGTAGTCGTGTCCGGCGACGATCCCGCCTGGCCGCACCTTCGGACTCCAGGCGTCCAGATCTCGGCGCACATGTGTCGCCAGGTGGTTCGCGTCGATGTACACGAAGTCGAGCGACCGGTCAGGGACAATGCGCGCGCCTTCTTGTGACGTACCTCGAAACACGCGGCAATCATGCTCCGCCAATCTGGCGGTCGCCTCCGTGTAAGCAGCGTCCAGGAGCGCGGCGTTGTTCTTCTTCTCGCGATAGCCCGGTTGCACGCGCCATGGGTCGACCGCCAAGAGATGCAACCCCGGGACACCGGCGCACAACTGCGCCGCGTGTTCGCCCTTCCAGACGCCGATCTCTGCACCCCTGCGCGCGCCCATGCTCATGAGCAGCCGCTGTAGCCCAGACCGACCGGCGCAGGGAATCTCGACCACGCCGGGACGGGCCTTGACACCGAAGGCGTACTCGACAAATGAGACTGTATCGGTCATACGAGACTCCATCGGTGTCATCACCACGCGTGCGCCAACCTCAGTGGTATCATGATACCGCCCTGTCGTTCGTCGTGGTCCACACAGCCAAGCCTGGTCCACGAGGGTACTTCGCGCGATAGCCCTCCTCGACACCGACATCAAGACACGCGATCTGCGCCTGCACCGCATCGTCGTGACTGTGGAGAGACTCCCCTTGCCCGATCGGCTGGTCGTGCAAGGCGACCACGATCACATTGGGCATCGCGAGACACTGGTCCTTCAAGCGTAAGGCCGTCAACCCCTTGGGGCCATCGATGAGCACGGCGATGCGGTCATCAGGGCGCGAGGCAACAAGGGCCGGCACCATCGTCCTGGCATCACCGAGGTGGAATTGTACGGCGTGTGGCAACGTGCACAGCGGCGCCGACTGGTCGACGGCGATGACCGGGTAGTGCGGCGCGATGAGCCGCGTGGACAGGCCGTTCTTCACGCCAGACTCGACGACGAGCGTCGCATTATGGGCTGAGGCGAACGCCAGGAAGAGAAAGACCTCTGAGTAGAACATCGATTTTCGCACGTACGGGACGGTCATCGACGCGAAGACACCGTCATCTCCGTCGAGCCGCATCACCGGCGCACCAACAGCGCAGCCCACTGCTTCTGCGGCTTACGATTGAACTCGCGCCCCACCACGAACCCGTGCGCCTCGAACTGCGCCTGCCACCACGGCTGCGGGCGCAGCAAGATGTGCGCTTGCCGGCCATCGGAGAGCGTCTTCGCCGTCTCGACCAGGGAGACGACCATGAAGCACGCCTGCTTCGTCACCGACTTGAGGTGCTCCATGACGTTCCAAATACACGCCGGCTCGATGTGCTCGAGCACGTCTGTGCAGACGACCAGATCGGCGGGCGCCGGCAACTCGTCCTTGCCTGGGACCGCCGGGTCGTATTCGCGTACGTCCGCCCACCCCAGGCCCGCCAGGGCGACGGCCAGCGACCCTTGGCCACAGCCGTAGTCCAGAATGCTCGCGCACCGATAGAGGCCAGCGATCTCGTGGACATCCGCCGCCCACTTTCTGCCTCGGCCTCCGTAGCCATTCGGGAGCCCATGGAGTCGTTCCTGCTCCTCTCGGTAGGCTGGCGTCATCAGGGTCCGTGGCACGACTGCCCGAGTGCTCATGCGTGTCTCCGGTAGGTTAACATCCACGGCTTCCGTGGACCCTTGAAGTGCAGCACGTGCTTGTCGGCACCATCGTGTCGATGTTGGGGCGGGTAGTTGAACGTGTTGGCGAGCGTGGCCACGTGAAACGCTCCGCTCGCGACGACGTCGCAGACCGCCTGCTGATCGCCCATCCACGCCTGTGCCGATTCCTTGAGTTGCCCGATCCTGGCGACTGCAGCCTCCCAGAACGGCTGCGACCGCGAGTAGACCACGCCCTTATTCCATGGCATCCGGGCCATGAACTTGCGGCGCTCTTCTTCGGGTTTGTAGGTGCCGCGCCGTTCAGCGACTGCGACATCGAACTCCATGACGAAAATCTTCTCGACGTTCTGCAGGACCAGCACATCTGTGTCCAAGAAGAGCCACTCGCCGGTCACGCTGGCGTAGGCCTCGAGCACTGCGCGAGCGATGAGCGGCTGCGGCGGTGTCACGATCCGCGTCACGCCCTTCATGGTCGCGGTGCCCTCCGGAGAGAACTGGAAGATCGGGGTGCCAGGCATCACCCGAGACACCGACGCCACCATCGCCGCGGCGTGCGCGGATGGCGGACCGTCGTGGTAGAACCCGACGTTCACAGGAACACCCAGGGCTTCGCGAGGACCGCGATCGTCGTCTTCTGAGGCAGTCCACACACCTCCTCCGGAGGAGTGAAGAGTTCGTAGGCCGGCGTGAGTCTTGGACGGAGCTTGTCGACGTTGATCACGCCCTTCTCCGGACTGCCCTTGTGGTTCCACTCGTAGTCATCGAAAGCGTAGACCGTCGTCGGTGTCGACAACCGCTCAATCAAGACCAAGTCTTCGTCCTGGATGCGTCCGTCGAAGAAGAAGAACTCGGCGTGCTCACGCGCCACGACCAGACGCTTCAGCATCATCGTGCTGCGCGTCTTCGGGAACGCACGGATCCGCTGGGTCGACGGGACGCAGTCGTTGTCCTTGTCGCACGTGTAGATCCGGTCTGACTGGATCGCATCGGTAGACGTGCCGATGAACGTGCCAACCTCGATGGCCGTCCTGGGCCGCAGTGACCGAGTGATCGCGCGAAGGACGACGCTCGCGGCCACGCTCACCGTGCCCGTGTCGTAGGCCGCGAGTGCCCGCCTGGTCTCGGCCGCGGCCGCCGCGTGGACGGCCTGGTCGATGTCGTCCGAGGTGACTCCAGACAAGAGCCGCGACCAGAACTCAGTTGAGGCGTTCATGCCTTGGTGCCCTTGTGCGTTGAGTAGGAGAAGTTGCGACGCGTGGCCCCCTCGAATGGGGCGATCCTGTACTTGTCAATCCCATAGCCAGAGGCCTCAGCCTCTCGCAGCAGCGCATCGAACAGGTCGAGGAGGTCTTGGCGAGCGTGCGTGCGTACTTCCCCGGTGTACCAGTGGC